GGGTACGTAAAGAATATCTTACGGACCATCAAAGCGGTCATGGTGAATTTGTCAAAGGCGTCTGGGTATCGGCAAAGTCGATTCCTGGGCGCACTTTTTATTTTGAGACATACTTACCGGAGTATGCTGCAATGTATGACAAGTTACCCATCAGCGCATTTGTCTCAGCACCAGAGACACCAGAACCTGATATGAATTTACCTAATCTACAGTTTTGGAACTGTATGGACTATGGGGTAGTCTCTGTAACGAAGCAATTCATTGGTTCTATGGACTATGAACTATATACAAGAGACTATGGGATTCAGAAAGGCACCTATATTTGTACTTTAGACAATTATCATCAGGATCCTGAGGTAGTTGACTATGCAACAAGCGAAAATCCAGCTGAACACAAGTCTCATAACCTCATTGAACTGGAAAATGGTCAGTATGCACTCTATCCAAACAATAGAATGCGTATCTATGACAATAGTCTGACTCCTGTTGAACCAAAAATGCCTGATTTTAAAGTTTCGACTCAATATTATCAAGTTGAAAATGGTTTTGAACGTCTTGGTATGGGTCGTGAGGACGAATATTTTTGGAAAACAGCAAAAGAACGCGAAAATTCACTTGAAACAGAGGACAATGACTCCAAATAACGATTTTTTAGAAAATTTGGCCAATGAACAGCATCAAAAAATGCTAAGAGAGATCTCTAACGATAAGATTACACCAAAAAAGACTGATAAAATCAAAGAGAGCGAACTTTTTGATCCAGAGGGTGATCCAGAACCACTTTTTGGTTGATAAATAAGTAATAATTGCCGTATTGTTGTGCCTTTAGAGAGGGTAAGTCAAGGTTTTAGGGACGTTAGCATGTCCTTTAAGTCTAATCCACTAACTAATGACTTAATTGCGCTCAAAAATGAGAATGCAATTGCTCGTTCAGTTAAAAATATTGTATTTACCCTCCCCGGAGAAAAGTTTTTTAATGAAAGCTTTGGATCAAGAATCTCCAAACTGCTATTTGATAATATGGATGATCTAACAGCATCATCAATTAAAGATGAAATAGAAAGATCAATCAGAAATAATGAACCAAGAGTGAGATTGAGATCTGTCAAAACTCGTCCTAATTTTGAAAGGAATGAGTTTGATGTACAGATAGTATATGACATCATTGGTGCAGATGTACCTGCACAGCAATTAGAATTCGTGTTGCAACCCACAAGGTAAAATGCCATTAGTCAATTTTTCTAACCTGGACTTTGAACAGGTTAAAACATCCCTAAAAGAGTATCTAAAGTCAAACTCTAACTTTACTGATTATGATTTTGAAGGGTCTAACCTTTCAACGATCGTTGATGTTTTGGCATACAACACTTATATTACCTCATATAACGCAAATATGGTTGCGAATGAGGTTTTTATTGATAGTGCGACTTTAAGAGAGAATATTGTCTCACTTGCGCGAAATATTGGATATGTTCCCAGGTCAAGAAAGGCAGCATCTGCAACAATTAGTTTTTTTGTTGATACATCTTCAATTACACCAACTCCAGCAACACTCACATTGAAAAAAGGTGTTATTGCAGCATCTTCTGGAACATTTGCTAATCAATCTTTTGTATTTTCAATTTTAGAAGATGTTACAGTTCCAGTTTTTGATGGAATTGCATCATTTGACGATCTTGAGATTCGTGAGGGTGTTCTTTTAGAGTCTAACTTCATATATTCCTCTACAAACCTCAATCAAAAATTTATTTTACCAAATGCTGGTATTGATACTGAGTTAATTAGAGTCACAGTCAAAAATAATCAATTTTCAACTGCCGCAGCTAAGTATAGTTTGCAAGATAGTCTTTTTGAAATCAATTCCGATTCAAAAGTCTATTATATCCAAGAAATTGAAGACGAAAGATACGAACTCATCTTTGGGGATGGAGTTTTTGGAAAAGCACTTGAAGAAGGTAATTATATAACTGCAAATTACATTGTTAGTAACGGTGATGCTGCAAATGGCATCAGTCAGTTTAATTTTTCAGGTAGATTAACATATACCAGGAACAGTACTGAGTATAACGTCACCTCTGGGGTGTCTCTGGTGACCCCTGGAGTAGTTTCTGCAGGTGGAGAGAACATTGAGACCGTAGAATCGATTAAAAAGTTTGCTCCAAGGATTTACGCGACTCAAAACAGAGCACTGACGGCAAATGACTATGAAACTCTGATTCCATCGAAGATTTATCCAGAAACAGAGTCTATCTCCGTATTTGGTGGTGAAGAGTTAGTTCCTCCACAATATGGAAAGGTCTTTATCAGCATTAAACCAAAGTTTGGTGATTATCTACCAAACTTAATCAAAGAAAATATTAAACTTAAACTTAAGAAGTATTCTGTTGCTGGTATTATACCAGAAATACTTGATCTTAAGTATCTCTACCTTGAAAGTAATACGAAAGTCTATTATAACACAAACTTAGCACCATCTTCTGAATTTGTATCTACTTTGGTACAAAACAACGTCACAAAGTACTCCGAATCAACTGAGTTAAATAAGTATGGGGCAAGATTCAAATACAGCAAATTTTTGAAAGTAATTGATGATAGTCACGAATCAATCACATCGAATATTACAACTGTTCAGATGCGACGTGACTTGAGAGTAACCCTAAGTGCCTTAGTCGAGTACTCTATTGGTTTTGGTAATGCATTTTATATTAAACGGATGAGTGGATACAATATTAAAACCTCTGCTTTCAGAGTTGAAGGTATCAATACAGACGTTTATATTTCTGATCTTCCAAATACCGACAGAGAAACTGGAGAATTGTTCATATTCTCTGTTCCATCTATTAATTCAACAAATCCCACTATTGTTAGAAGAAATGTTGGAACAATTGATTATAAGAGAGGCATATTAACCTTAAATCCAATAAATGTTTTATCGGGTAAAACAAAGGATGGTCAAACAATTATAGAAATATCTGGATGTCCTATTTCTAATGATGTAATTGGGTTACAAGACCTTTATCTACAATTAGAAATCTCAGACAGCACTTTTGAAACAGTTGTAGATGAAATTTCATCTGGTTTAGATCCATCAGCATCAAATTATGTTGTATCTTCAAGTTATGCAAATGGAGTTTTAGTAAGACCTGGTGGAAGAGGTAGTATTCCAGTAGCACCTGCTGCGACATCTACAACTACTCCTACAGGTAGAACTATACCAGTTGCTACTGTTGCTGATGGGACAGCAACTACAACTACACCTACACCTACAACATCACCTACTTCATCATCTGGCGGAAGCTCAGGTGGCGGTTCATACGGTTACTAATAGTATCATAAAATGGCAGAAAAGAGAGTTCAGTTTAACAACGTAGTACAGAATCAACTCCCCTCTTATGTTAGAGAGGAGTTTCCTCTTATTTCTGAATTTTTAAAACAATATTACCTGGCACAAGAATTTCAAGGTGCCCCTGTTGATTTAATTCAGAACATTGATCGTTACATTAAACTTGATGAGACAACTAATCTCACAAATTCCGTCACTTTGTTGTCGGATGTAGATTTTATTGATACAACCGTAAAAGTTGATCTTGGAATCAATCCAACTGGAACTAAAGGATTTCCAGATTCTTATGGATTAATTCAAATCGATGACGAAATTATTACATATACTTCAAAGACAAATTCTCAGTTTGACGGATGCGTTAGAGGATTTGTTGGAATTACTTCTTATAGAGCAGATATAAATCCTGAAAATTTAGTCTTCGGGACTTCAACCGCAAATGATCATAAGAGCGGTTCTAAGATTAAGAATTTAAGTAATCTTTTCTTAAAAGAATTTTTAACAAAAACGAAAAAGCAATTTCTCCCTCTCTTGGATGAGAGGCCACTTTCGAGTGAGTTAAATCAAAACCTCTTTATTAAGCAATCAAAAGATTTTTATCTGAGTAGAGGAACTGATAGATCTTTTGAAATTTTATTTCAAGCATTATACAACGAATCAGTAACGGTTGTAAAACCAAGAGATTTTCTTTTTACGCCATCTAACTCAGATTATAGAGTTACTAACGACTTAGTTGTTGAAGCCGTAACTGGTGATCCTTTGGATCTTGATCAAGCAACTCTCAATCAAGAAGAATATCCTTTTGCAAATATTGTAAAAGCATATGCACCAATAACTGAGGTTGAAAAACTTCAAGTTGGAACTGCAAAAAGTTTTTATAAACTAAGTCTCGATGGTGGATATGACAGAGATGTTGAAGTTGAAGGTGCTATTCGTGGATCTTTTAGTGTTCACCCGAAAACAAAACTAATCGGACAAGTTGGTTCTGGTGCAACTATTCTTAGTGTTGATTCTACTGTTGGATTTGGAACCACGGGTGAATTGGCCGTTGTATACAATGACACCACTACTGGTTTTGTTTCATATACATCCAAGACCTTAACAGAGTTCTTTGGATGTAGCAATATAACGGGAACTATCTCTGATGGTGAAGACGTTGGTATTAATACGTTTGCATATGGTAGATCTTTTAAAGATCAAAACGAAATTATTACTGTAAGAATTAATTCTGTTCTTAGTAACTTAGAATTTCCATCTAATACAACTAATTTCCGTGATGGGGATACTGCAAGAATCAGAACATTAGGTAGAGATAAGAATGAATCTATTTACAGAAACTGGTTCTACAACTATGCATCTTCTCACTCAGTAAAATCAATTAATTTAGTTGATGCCTCTGATAATAGTTATGATCTTCAATTAAATCAAAGACAGTTTTTCCGTCCTAATGATAGCATCGATATTATCGATGACACTGGTGCTACCAGAACTGGAGTTGTTTATTCGATCCTTTCCGATACAGCAATTGCTATAAAAGGATCAGGATCTCTCAATTCAAATAGATCATATACAGTAAATAGAAAAATTCTGAAAGGAAATGCTCAGAACTTTCCTTCAGCAGAACTATATCAGGCAAATATACAGGGCGTTTATGACAACGAAGAAAATTTCCTTGTAGCATCATCTTCTATTCCATCATATTTTACGTCTGCAATTAATACCAGTGATAGAACAGTTACTTTCTCTGGTACTTTCTTTGGAGATGAACTTGAAATAACTCCTCTTGGAAAACACAACTTCTACTCGGGTGATGCAGTATACTATGCTGCTCAACTAAAAGAAGAATCATTTGTAAATGATAGTGGAAATGTAGAAAAAAGAATAGTAATAGGAACTTCTCTTGGTGCAAATTTCCCTGACGGATTATATTATGTTAAGAGAATAAGCGATACTAAGTTAAAACTTGCTAAGAGTAGAAGTGATGTCTATAATAACAAATTTATTTCAGTTGAAAGTTCAACCACTGTAACTGACAATACCTTACAACCATTTACCTTTAGAGATAAAACTCTTGAATCTCAGAAGTTAATTAGAGAGATTCCCAAAAATGCACAGCACACTGGAAAACTAACTCCCACTGAACCAGGATTTACTGGTATATTAGTTAATGGAGTTGAGATTCTTAACTATAAGTCCCCTGACGTTGTTTATTATGGTCAGATAGATGAAGTAGAAGTCCTTGCTCAAGGTTCTGACTATGATATTATTGATCCCCCACTTCTTTTTGTTAGTGATACTGTTGGAACTGGAGCAACTGGAGACGTTTCTGTATCTGGATCATTAGAATCCATCAGAGTTCTTGATCCTGGATTTGATTACACCTCAAAACCAACCATAACAATTATGGGTGGTAATGGTAATGGAGCATCTGCTATCCCCAATATGAAACTGATTGATCATTCAGTTTCATTTTTCTCAGAAGCTGCATCTAATAGAGTTGGTCTTGGTTCTACACAATCATCTATTGGATTCTCTACTTATCATAAACTGAGAAATGGTGAGCAGATAATCTACAGAACAAACGGGCAGCAAGCAATCGGTGGTCTAACTACAGATGCCAAGTATCATGTCTCTGTTCAAGATAATCAAACTGTAAAACTTTACAATAATTTAAGTGATGTTCTTGTAGGAATTAATACAGTAGAATTCACTTCTTTCGGAAATGGATCTCATCAACTTCAAACCGTTAACAAGAAGTCTGTAGTCGAGTCTATTTCTGTTATTAATAGTGGATCTGGATATGAGAATAAGAAGCGATCTGTAGTAATTTCTGGAATCAGTACATCTCAAGATATCATTAATATAAAAAATCATGATTTTAAGTCTGGTGAGAAAGTAAAATACACTGCTGGAACCTCTGCAGTTGGTGGACTGACTGATGAGACAGAATATTATGTTATCAGAATTGATAATAACAACTTTAGATTAGCAGAGGTGGGTCTTACCACATCGACAAGAACTTTTTTCTATGATACCAATCAGTTTATTCAACTAACTTCTACTGGTGCTGGGACACATTCATTCAATTATCCTGAGATTTCGGTTTCTATCTCTGGACAAATTGGAATATCTTCTATTGGGTCTGAAACATTTCAAGCAGAAATTCAACCAATCTTCAGAGGAGAAATAACTTCGGTCAATCTTTCTAACAATGGTGTTGGATATGGATCATCTGAAGTTCTTAATCTTGATAGACCACCCGAAGTAACTGTCATTTCTGGACAAAACGCACAGTTATCACCAGTAATTAATAATGGTCGTCTACAAGAAGTATTAGTTTTAAATTCTGGTAAGAAGTATAATTCACCACCAGATCTGACAATCACTGGGGATGGTATCGGTGCTGTCATAACTCCTGTCATGTCTAATGGAACTATAACTTCGGTTAAAGTTCTTGAATCTGGAATTGGATATGAGCAGAGCACAACTTCTATTAATGTTCTTTTCCCTGGAAGAGGTGTTACTTTAAGAGCAAAACTCCAAAATTGGAGAGTTAACTTATTCCAAAAAAATCTCTTTAATTTCCAAGACGATGATGGAATTGTTGTAAATGGAACTAATGAAGACTTTGGATTGCAATATGCTCATGTTTATGCTCCCAGAAAGTTTCGTCAGTTAAACTATTCTGTTGATGCTGGCGGCAAAGTGCAATATGGTGATGCAGATCTTAAGATTGATGCAAATACAAAAGAAGAATCTCTGTCAAGGCAACACTCTCCAATTATAGGTTGGGCATATGACGGTCATCCAATTTACGGTCCATATGGATATACAACACGTTCTGGTGGAGCCGTTTCTCCCATGCAGACTGGATATGTAGAGGAATCTACTAAAGCACAAAGACCTCCCCTTACAACTTGGCCATCAGGATTCTTCATTGAAGACTTTGTATATAAAAACAAAACTGGAGTAGGAGTTCTTGATGAAAACAATGGAAGACATTGTGTAACTCCAGATTTCCCAAATGGAACTTATGCATACTTTGCGACTATTGCAACTAATGAGGCAGATACGCAATCACCTTTCACTGGATTTAGAAGACCTAAGTTCCCATATCTGATTGGTCACAATTATCATGCTAAACCAAATGAATTTAATTTCCAAAAGATATCAAATCAAGATGAGTTTGATTTTAACAATTCAAACTATATTAAGAACACTGCGCCATTCAATTACATTGACGGTAAGTCAACAAGATATAAGTATGTTTCTCTTCCAAGTGATTTAAATCAAGAAGTTGAAGTTAGTAATGCTCTCAGAGGACCTATTGATTCTGTTGGAATTATCACTGGAGGAAACAATTATAAGGTTAATGACCCAGTTGTATTCAATAATGCAAACACAGGTGGTGGAGGCGTTTCTGCAAGGGTCTCACGCATCTTAGGAAGACCTGTTGAAAGTGTGAGTGTTGCCACAAGTTCCATTTCTGGAGTAGAATTTTATCCATCTGGAGAGAAAGGAAAATTTATTGCCTTTACTGAGAACCCTAATGATTTTAGAAATTCTGACATTATTTCTGTAAGTGGTGTTTCAACTTCTGGATCTAAATTGGAGGGAACTTACCTTGCAGGTATTGGAACAAATGTTTACAAGGTAGCTGGAGTAGGAACAACATCTTCTGGAATTGGAACTGTTGAAGCAACTGGTATTGTTACTTACATTAATGTAGTGGGTAATTTAAATTATCCAAACATTAGAGAGAATGATATCCTCCAGATTGGAACAGAAACTGTCAAAGTTCTAAATGTTGATCTGCGTCTTTCAAGATTAAGAGTTCGTAGATCTGTAAATGGTATTGTTGGTGTATCGCATACAGTTGGAACCGGTGTAACTTCTTTGCAGAGAAAATTAACTATTGCCTCTGGATTCAAGACAGATTTTACATATAAGAATAATAAGCAAGTTTATTTCAATCCAGTAGAAACTGTAGGACTTGGTAGCACTGGTGGTGTTGGTATTGGAAGCACTATCTTCTTCACCAACCCAGGAACTGGTGGAACATCAATAGTTATTCCTACTAAGACTCTTTTCTTTAAAGATCATGAGTTTAAAACCGGCGAGATTGTAACATACTCTGCTAATAATGGTAGTGGAATTATTGTTCAAGACGAAACAAACGTTGGAGTTGGAACTACCGTTGCAGATGGAACCCAACTCTTTGTTGCTAAAGTTTCAGAGAACTTAATTGGTTTATCAACAGTAAGAGTTGGTCTGGGAACAACTGGAACATTCGTCGGTATTGGTAATACTATATCTACTACATTAGCATTTCTTGGTACAGGAACCGGCGTTGAGCATAGTCTTAAAACTAACTATACGATAATAACTGGAACGGTTTCAAGAAATAGAGTAACTGTTTCTACTGGACAAACTCATGAACTTCATGTTAATCATGATATCTTCCTGGATGTAAATCCTGGAATAGCATCTGCATTTAATATTAAGTATAATGATTTCAATAGAAAAATTATTGTTAATCCTAAGTCTTATAGTTCCACTGGAATTAACACCTCAACTGGTGTAATCACTATTGTAAACCATGAATTTATCAATGGTCAAAAAGTAATCTACACATCTGGAGATGTTGCAGAAGGACTTACTGACAATGACATTTATTATGTCACTGTTACTGGAAAAGATACACTCAAACTTGCAAACAGTTATGAAGATTCAGTAAAAAATATTCCTGCAACTGTTGGTATTGCAAGTACTGGTGGCGGCGGAACAATCAATCCAATTAATCCTCCACTAAATCTGTACAAAGATTCTACGGTTACTTTCAATCTTACAGATTCTTCTTTAGCACACACAATACAAAATACATCATATCCATCATTTGAATTTAACTTATATCACGATGCCAACTTTAGTAATAAGTACGTTGGTAAGTTAAGTGATGATAGAAATTTCGACGTAACCAGAACTGGTAGACCCGGTATTGATGGGACTGCTAAAGTTTCTTTAATTGTCAATAATGACACTCCAGATAGACTTTACTACAGGTTGGATCCAGTTTATGAAAGTGCCGATGTTCCAGCAGAAAAAACTCAAATAAGCATTGATGCCGATGTACTGGAAAATAATACTGCAAAAATACTAAAGAGTTTGTATAACGGCAAGCATAGAGTTTCTACTGCTGCATCTGACTCATTTACTTTTACACTTGGAGTAACTCCAGAAAAATCATCTTATATCTCATCTACTTCTGCAGCAAACATTACTTATGAAACCACTTGCACACATGCAAGAGGCCCAGTAACTAAAATTGAGATTGTAAATGGTGGAAAGTCATACTTTGCACTTCCTGGAGTAACAGATATTACCTCTACAGATGGTCGTGGTGTAATCCTGGAAGCAAAGGGTGATAAGATTGGAAAAATTAATAAGACTCGAATCAAGAACATTGGATTTGATTTCCCATCTGATAAGTCACTGAGACCATCTATAACTCTTCCAAATGTTATTAGTATTAAGTCTCTGAAGTCTTTCGATGCTATTGGTATTTCTTCTGCAGGAAGAGGTTATTCTACATCACCAAAACTGTTAGTGTTTGATGGTAAGACTAATGAGAGAATCACCGATGTGGATCTCAAGTATGAACTTGGGGACAATCAAGTAACTATTCTCAAAAATACAAAGGGAATGAGTAACACCACTCCTGTGATTTTGCCTACAGCAAATACTAATGGAGTCGGAATCAGCACAATTGGATTCAATACTACTACAAATCAGGTCACAGTTACCTTAGCAGTTGGATTTAGCACAGCAGAGGCTTTCCCATGTGAAGTAGGTGATAAGGTTCTGATTGAAAACATTAGTGTTGGTATTGGATCAACCGGAAAAGGATTTAACTCCTCTGCATATGATTACAAGTTGTTCCCAATTATTGCTGTAGATAAGAACCTTGGAGGTATTGGAGCAACTGTTGCATACAGTCTGGAAGGTTTAATCGATAGTAGTAGAGGAGAGTTTGTTGGTAAATTTGATTCATTCAACTCTGGTGGAAGAATTATTCCAGAGAAATACTTCCCACTCTTTGATATTACCTTAAAAAACAATGAGTTCTTACAGGATGAGATTGTATATTCTCAAAATACCTCAGGTACTGTTGAAAGTTGGGATAGAAAAACTGGAACTCTTAGAGTTTCGACCAAAAAAGATTTTGCTATTGGAGAAATAATTATAGGAAAAGCATCTAACACTCAGGGTATTGCTTCTTCAGTAACAACATATAATTCTATTCTCGATACTGCCGAATCTTCAAGAGTTATTAAAGGATCACAAAATGATTCTGGTTTCTTAAATGCTAATCTGCAAAGAGTGCAGGATAGTTTCTACTATCAAAACTTCTCATATTCCTTAAGATCAAGAATTGACTTTGATACCTGGAATGATGCTGTTAGCGTTACCAATCATACCGCAGGTTTCCGCAAGTTCTCTGATTATCAGCTTGAAACTCCAGCATCATTCTCTGAGATAAATGCAAACTCAATGGCAGTCGGACTATCAACTGAGTTATCATATTTTAGTGTTGTAAATGATCTTTACAGTATCGCTGATCTGAATTGTGTTTACAACTTTGATTTGGTTGCAGAAAACTCCCTGGATGCTTCTGGAGTAATATACTCTGATGAGATCATCTTTGCAAGCAGAATTCTCACTGACTTCTTTGAATCTTTCGGGAACAGAGCTGTCAACTTCGATAACATCAGTGGACTGTTCAATAGCAATCCAAGAGCAACCAGGTTCTCTCTGGTTGATAGTTTTAATATTAATAATAGTAGAGCACTTAAGTATTTCATCTATACTAAAGATGAAAGATTTACTGGACATAGACAATTTGATATTGTCACCATGCTTCAAGATGGTACATTTGCATATATCAACCAGTATGGAAGAACGGATACTGTAGGTGAACTTGGTTCATACGATATGACCATTTCGGGAGTCAACGGTTCTTTACAATTCTTCCCCAATGACTTTGCATTCAATGATTATCAAATAGTTAACATTGCATATCATCTTGATGATAATGCAATTGCTGGATTGGGAACAACAGTTGCTCTCGATAATGTTGTAGAAATTCAAACTGATAGTGTTGATTGCAGTAGTCGTGCAACAGTTGTTTCTGTAGCAAATACTGTTAGATCTATGAAGGTTTATTCAACAGTAACCAACATTCAATCAGATCCTACTCTTAATGAGTATCAATATGATGAACTTAATCTCATCCATGATGGAAGTGAGGTTTATGCTACAGAATTTGGAAGACTGACCACTAACTTAGGATCTTTCGTTGGAACTGGATTTGGAACTTATTATCCATATCTTGATGGATCGGAATTTAAGGTGGACTTTATTCCTGTTGCTGGACTTGCAGGAACAGTAGTTGCAAATACTTTACAAGTTGGATTCACAACTGAGTCTATTGTTGGATTTGGAACCAATCAAATGAAGCACGTCTTCATTGATGCAAGAACAACGACGATTGCTGCTTCTGGAACTCCTGGTATTACAACTGTTGCATCTTATCTACCCGAATATGATGCAGCATACTTCATGGTTCAGATTTCTGATACTGGTAATAATCATAATCATCATGAATTAAGAGAAATGCTTGTTATGGATGACTTCTCATCTGCGGAAGAAGTATCAACAACATATATTCAAGAGTTTGGTAATGTTGAGACTGAACTAACTCTACCATATGTAACTGGACTTGGAACATTTGGTGCAAGAGTTACGTCAAATGGTGGAGTATCCTTGACCTTCACTCCACAAGCTGGAATTGGCGTTACAGTCAAGACTTTCATGAATGCTCTTAGACTTGAAGATGATAGTAAGGATGAAATTGATTTTGAAAATGGTCTGATTGTTTCTCACTATGCTCGTTATGAGGGAACTGAGAATGCCGTTAAGAAACAATTCAACTTAGAGCACAGATCCGCCCCAGTATTTGAAAAATACTTTGTAGGTAATGACTCCGATATTATTAGTGTTGATGCCAACACGATCAGAATTCCAAATCACTTCTATGTTACTGGCGAAGCAATTCGTTATGATAGAAATGGTGGAATTACATCATCTATTGGTATTGCAACTACAAGTTTTGCTGGAGTTGGTAATACAGAGTATCTTCCAATTGAAGAAAATATATTTGTAATTAAAGTTACTGATGATAAGATTAAACTTGCATCTTCTGCAGAAAATGCACTTAAAAGAATTGCTGTTCCTATTGAACTTGAAAGCGTTGGTGTTGGCACTTCACACAGATTTATTGCAACTAACCAAAATGCTAAGTGTTTGGTTGCACTTGATAATTTAATTCAGTCTCCAGTTGTATCTACTGCTCAAACTCAAACTCTTGCTGACAATGTAAGCACAGTTGAGAATGCTATAAAACTAAGTGGAATAACCTCATTCTTTGGATCAGATCTGATTAAGATGGGTGATGAGATTATGAAAATTACTGGTGTTGGTATCGGTAGCACGAATAGATTTAGTGTTCGTAGAGGACAACTTGGAACAAGAATTGGAACAGGTGATACTGGAGATGTGATCACTAAGGTTGTTGGTAATTATAATATTGTTGATAATGCGATCAATTTCGCTGAAGCTCCATATGGTGGTCAACCAATTGGTAGTACAACTAATAGACCAGACGAAAGAGATTGGACTGGTATATCGACAGGATCCAGTTTCCAAGGAAGAATGTTTATGAGATCTGGTATTCCAGATACTACAAACAGCACATACCATACAAACTATATCTTTGACAGTCTGTCTGAGAAGTTTGATGGTAATACTCCAACGTACACATTAACTTCTGCAGGGTCTTCTGATATTTCTGGAATTTCTACAGGAAATGCAGTTATCTTAATTAACGATATTCTGCAAGGTCCAGGAAATAGTAGAGATTATACTATGGGAGAAAATCTTGGTTTTACTACTATCACCTTTACTGGAACAGCATCTTCCACAACCACTGATGCAAATACATCCAATCTTCCTCTTGGCGGTGTTCTTCTTTCTGTTGGTTCTACTGAGGGTTCTGGATATCAACCATTAGTTTCTGCAGGTATGACCGCTGTTGTTTCGAGTGCAGGAACAATTTCTCAAATTGCAATAGGAAATAGTGGTTCTGGATATCGTGCATCCACTAAGTATGAAATTCTTACTGATATTTCTCATCCAGTCGGAATTGGATCAACTGAATTATATCTTGATAATGTTAACAGTGTATTTGACATTCTTAGCACTCTTAATACTGGATCTAACTGCACCATTGGAGTTGGAACAGCATTTGTTCCTGTAACAATTGTTTCTATTGCATCAACTTTTGTAAGAATTGGAACTGGCGATACTATTAGCACTACAATATCTCCAGGAACTCAGACCAAGATTATTATTGATAACCCACAAATTGGTATTGTTAATATTAGTGCTGGATCTACGAGTGTTGGAATCGAAACATCTACTTATCATGTTGGATTTGCAACGATTGTTGGTGGACATATTTCCACAAATATTAGTCTGACTAACACCTCTGCATTATTCTATGGAGAAAAATCTATCACCAATGTTGGATATAGTTCTATCACTGGTCTAACCACTGTCACTACATCTACAGCACATGGACTTTCTTCTGGAGAAGTAATAAAATTATCTGGTATTGCTTTCACTTGCACATATTCTCCACCAAAGAATGTTGCAAATCTTCTTTATGATAATAATTCAGGTGTAACAACTATCACTACATCTGGAGCACACCAATTCTTAGTAGGAAAAGATATTATTCTTACTGGAATTGCGATGACTTGTGGTCTTGATAATGGTGGAAGCACTCACACATATCCAAGAACAACTGATCCTGCATACTGTGGAGTAAAGGTTACTCAAGTTCTAAGTACAACTCAATTTGTTGTTAATACTGGACTTTCTACAGTTCCAACATTCTATCAAAGTGGAGGAACAGTTCAAGGTACGATTATCGCACCAAGACAGAAGAATAATTCTGCAAGTGGAACTGATTCAGCAGCTAATGGATCAAGTGTTTTGAGAGTTATTAATGATACTACGTTTGAAACCAATACTGGAATATCAACTTGCCCACACTTCTATAATAGATGCGGTGAGGTTAATAGACCTCTAAGCATCTTTGTAGATAATCCCCTATCCTACACCAATATTCCTCTTAATTATGTTGGAACTGCAAACTCTGGATTGAATGCAACGGTTGATGTTGTTGTTGGTAATGGTTCGAGTGTAATTGACTTCTCAATTAATAACAAAGGTGTTGGATACAAACCAGGAGAAATTCTGACCATTCCTGTCGGTGGTTTAACTGGAATTCCTACTTCTGGAACATTCAATCAGTTTGAATTAGATGTACAGAAAGTATTCTCTGATGAATTCACTGGTTGGAGCGTTGGTGTTCTGCAAGCACTTGATGATCCATCTGCTCTGTTTGATGGTACTACCAAGGCATTTAATATTACTCTCGCAGGAAATCAAATTTCCATTAGAGCACCAAGAGGTTCTAAGGTTGATGTTGAGCAGGTTCTCGTCGTAACCATCAACGATATTCTTCAAGAACCTGGTCAGGGTTATCAGTTCCCAGGTGGTAGTGTTATTACATTCTCTGAAGCTCCTAAAATTGGTGATACATGTAAGATTCTGTTCTTCAAGGGAACTGGTGATGATACTGATGTTATCCTCAGAGAAGTTATTGAAACGGTTAAGAAAGGTGATAAACTTACACTTGGTTATGATCCTGCTCGCGGACAAGACAGATTCTTGCAAGAAGAGGGAAGAACTGTAACTAATGTCAATTCTACTGACCAAGTTAAAACATTCCCATACTTTGGACCAGGTAACACTGGAGACGAAGAACTGTTTAGACCTGTTGTATGGTGTAGACAAACTGAAGATAAGATTATTGATGAAAAACGTGTAGCAAAAGATAGAGAGTTGTATGAACCTCTCATCTATCCTTTCGCATACATCACTAAATCTGTTGGTATTGGATCTACAATGATCTATGTTGATAGAGTAAGACCTCTGTTCAACGGAAGAAATGAAAACGATACAAGTCTTACTTTCCAAGAAAAAGTTAAGTTTGTCCCGCAGGCAACTAAGGTTGGAGCATCTGCAACTGCTGTAGTAAGTGTAGCAGGGACAGTTTCTTCTTTGATTATATCTGATGGTGGTGTTGGATATTCAACTGCCACTGTAAGTATTGGTGGAACTGCACAACAAGATGTAACATTAGGACTTACAACTGCTACTGCAAGAGTAACCATTAGTGCAGGCGGAACTATTTCTGCTCTGACTCTAACTAATGTTGGAACAGGATACACCACAGACAAACCACCTGTTGTATTGATTTCTCCTCCAACTGATGAGGAAGAAGAAAACTTAATTACAAATTACTTTGGTGATTCTGGAGTCATTGTTGGATTTGGAACCACTACTGTTAGTGGAGTTACTACTCAGTTTATTTTCGACCTTCATATTCCATATGAGTCTAAACTGAGAGAAACGACAATCGTTGGAACTGCGGTAACTTTGAGTTCTTTAAACGCAAATGATTACTTCATTGTCTCCAACTCTAACGTTGGATCTGCAACTACATCTATTATATCGATTGATTTCCAAGACAGTTCTACTGCTGGTGTTGGCAAATCATTCGTTGATAATGTCTATGTTGTTCAGAGTGCTCAAAACGTTGAAAGAAACATCATTGGAATTGGAACTTCTGTTTTCAGAAGAGTATTTGTAAATGTTAATGATACCTTCGCGTTTGGAACTGCTGGAACCATTTCCACAACCACTCTTGCTGGTTATGGGGAATATAGTTGGGGTAAGGTAGAGATGGCGTCAAGAGCGGCAAACAACTCTTATTCTGCTTATACAAGCGGTGGAATTATTGGAATTAACACATCAATGAGGGTTGAGAGATCTCAACAATTGAAGTCCAAAAATTACATCGTATCCAATACATAATAAATAAAAAAAACTTCCATTAAGTTGGCACAAAATGGCTGCAATTATAACTGATCAAATTAGAATTTTGAATGCGAAGAATTTTGTTTCTGGAATCACATCCAGTTCAAATTCTTACTATTCTTTTATTGGTCTACCAAACCCATCTGATTATCAGGATGATTGGGATACCAATCCACCTGCTCCCAAGGACAACTTCTCTCAGGAGAATGATTATTGGGATACCATGGTCGCATTGAAAAAAATTAATTCCAGTGACGTAAGGCAAGTAATACCTAAGAGAAATTGGGTATCTGGTACAACGTATGACATGTATCGACATGATTACAGTGTTACCAACACTGCAACCGTTTCTGGTGCCACTAATTTATACTCTGCATTTTACTATGTAATGAATAGTGATTTCAGAATATATGCTTGTTTGCAAAATGGAACTGATCCAAATAATCCAAATGGCAAACCATCTCTTGATGAACCCACATTCACTGATTTAGAACCAAGATCTGCTGGTTCAAGTGGCGATGGTTATCTTTGGAAGTATCTTTATACTATCAAACCAAATGAGGTTGTAAAGTTTGAATCTACAGACTTTATGCCAGTTCCTGCAGATTGGTCAACATCAAGTGATAATGCTGCGGTAAGAGACAACGCAGTTGATGGATCAATTAAAGTTGTTACCGTGACTAACTCCGGTGTTGGTCTTGGAACTGCTAACCAAACGTACACAAGAGTTCCTATTCAAGGTGATGGTTCTGGTGCAGAATGCACTTTAACAGTTGGTGCAGACTCTAAAGTTAGTGGAATAACTGTTTCTAATCAAGGATCTGGATATTCTTATGCAAATCTAAATTTAGAATCTGGTGGAGTTCCAACTGGTACTACTATTCCAACATTTGACGTTATCATGACACCACAGGGTGGACATGGCGCAGACATCTATAGAGAACTTGGTGCATTTAATGTTCTACTTTATTCCAGAATTGAAAATGATAATGAAAATCCAGATTTTATTACTGGAAATCAAATTGCGAGAGTTGGTATAGTTGAAAATCCAGAAGTTTCTACTGGAAATGTTTTAACATCAGACAAAGCAAGTGTTCTTAATGCACTTAAATTGACTGGAACTGGATATAGTTCTGCTTCCTTTACGGCTGACTCATACTTCACTCAAACTGTTGCTACTGGATCAACTGCTGTAGGTAGGGTTGTCAATTATGACGCAACAACCGGAGTTTTAAAATACTGGCAAGATAGATCTCTTGCTGGATTTACAACTACTGGAATCGGAATTACAAATCCAACTTATGGATTTGATCTGAAGGCATTTACTGATTCTCCAGATGCTGGAGGAAGTGTAACTATTGTCCCTTCAAGTGGATCTAATCTTGCGATTGACACTTCGTTCACGGGTATAACTACCGTAATAAATAATAGGACATATTACCTTGGTCAGTCATTTGCCAGTGGAGTTGCGGGTCCTGAAGTTAAAAAACATGCAGGAAATATTATTTACGTTGATAACAGACCCTCAATTACCAGATCATCTAACCAAAAAGAAGATAT